ATAACACAACCACTGATGTTATGTATCACCGTATTTCCAGAGGACTTACGTGTGACTCTGACTTAACAAATGATACACGACGTAAGCAGTGTGTCTGGAATGACATAGAATATAGATCGATGAGTGCAGCGGCTAAACAATTAGGCGTTTTTACCGCTACACTCTCTTATTGGCTAAAACGTGGTTATCAATGTGATGCAGACCTTATAAATGCAGGAGTTAATTCACCGCATTTATTATAAGATCATAAATCAACATTTTCAAACATGATATAGCAATCTACAACTAACGCGCCACCGGCAGCATTCAAGCCAGCAGTTTTGTAGATGATCTGGAGCGTATCACCGGCGTTGAAATTCACCTTGCGTGCGTCGCCAAAAACGTATAAGCCTTTAGCGTTCGCGGCGGCATTCGTTACCGTCAACGATTGATTCACTGTGCCGTTGATGACAGGCCAGAGTGAAACTGTACCCGCTGTCAACGCCGTGCTATATGAACCTGCCAGTCCATAAACTGAACCACCTGTAGGCATCACGCGCGGGTTATGCCCGGTGACATTAGATGCTAAGAGTGTTCCAGTAGTCGCTTGTGACAGAGAACCCGCCGCAAACGGAAGTGCAAATTGCGGTTTACGGGTGGCATCTAGACCCTGTGTAACATTGCCCATTTTACATATCCTTCTGGTATAATATACCTGTGGGCTAGAACGGATTAATTACCTGTTTGAAAAGCTAGACTTGCAGCTCGCCCACAAATTAATTGAGCAAGTACAGCAAGGAAAAACGAGATGATGAAGATTTGCAGTAACCCCGATTGTGTATTCCTCGGAAAACCTCAACCTATATCAAGTTTCAAGGAACGTGCAGCAAATAAGGACGGGCATGAAGGTCGATGCCGTGCTTGTCGTCGAATAATCAAAAACAAACAAGAAGCTAGATACCGGAAAAAACCGAACCATTATTGTAAATCGGATCGGTTCAAAGAGTCCAGAAAACGTTATCGACAAAGCCCGCAAGGCAAACTAACCATAAGCGTTAATGCTGCAAGACGTTATGCACGGACAAAGAATCTCCCTGACAACTTCACTAAACAAGATTGGATTTTCTGTTTAGATTATTGGGGTGGATGCTGCGCAATCTGTGGACAATCCGCCGATTTTTGGCATATTATCGCCATCGATCATTGGATACCACTTGCTTCACCGATCTGTCCCGGCACAATACCAGAAAACATCATCCCACTGTGCCACTCCAAAGAAATTGGGATGGGCGGGTGTAATAACTCAAAACACAGCCAAGACCCGCTTGAATGGCTAACTAAAACGTTAGGTGAGCAAAAGGCTACTCAAGTTCTCAAACGGGTCAAAACTTATTTTGAGTTATTTAAGCATTAACTGGTTGACAGCCCATAGATAATCGCGGCGGAAACGGTTGACTTGTTGTTAAAAGCGACGCGGACGGTATTGGTCAACTGATAGCTGTCGTAGTACGGTAGGTAGTCCAGTGAGCTATTGATCTGGCGGCGATAACCGACCTTCCAACCATTCTTAGCGGCGATGATGATCGTGCCATAAATGTTGTTGCCAGCCGTGCCATCGACTACGCCGGTAGTGTTGGTGAGGGGCAGTTGTGCCGATGGAATAACCACCATGCCGTCAATGTTCGGCAGAATACCGTTGTTGACAGTCGAGCCTAGCCCGTTGTTATACCATGCCAAGATTTCATCGATGTTCAACATGCGCCCGTAGGTATAGGGGTCAACGATGCACACCAGTTCATTGGGGTCGAGCGCAAAGTTATTCAGCGCACTAATCATCTTGAAACGTGCAGTGCGGATCATCTGCAATGTGGGAGCCGCGCCGCTGGCATTGGTTGAGACTGCGGTATTGGTGATTAAGCCGAAGTAGCGCAGACCTGCGAAGGCCATGAACTTATCAGTGGCCGCGCCGGGCGTGCCGTTGATATTGGCTGACGAGTTAGTCGTATCACCGTTGATTTCAACGTTCTCGATTGCGTTCGCCATTGTGATGAGCGCCTGATCGCGCAACTGCGGAATGAATGGAATGATACTATCTTCCATCATTTCAGTTGAGAAGCCGACACGCAGCGCCAACTTCTTAGCAACCAACTGAACCTTTGCGGCTGCCACAGTTGTGGAGGGGATAGCCGCGCCGCTTGCCAATGACAACTGAGCGTCATTAGTGGTTTCAGGCACGAAGTAAACCGTCGGGTCAGTGCTTTCAACCGGCAGGTCATAAGTCGCGCTTGGCATCTCAACTGTCTGGAATTGCCCGCTAACACGAGTGGGGACGCGGATACGTCGCCACAGTTCAGCCGACCACAATTCAGGAACCCAGTTACCCGCGCCGGTGGCGTTGGTGGTGTTGTCGAGTTCGTTGGTCTTAACTGCGAGAACACGATTGTTCATATTCTCTTTAGTCTCGGCGTCGAACCCAAGATCAATCGAGCCGCTCTTGATGGCGTTTTGCGCCTTGTCCAGCGCTGCACGAACGACTTTCACATCCGGGCGATACTGCATACCCGTACGCGCGGCGTACATCTGACGCATATGCAGCATGAAACTCATGTCCTCAGCGTTCAGTGATTTGGTTGGACTGTAAACCACGACATCACCCTGATAGGATTTACCGGGGTCATTCGTCACCAAGCCGGGAACACTGACACGCGCCGGAGCCGACTTCATAGCCGTTTCAATCATGCCCTTCACCTGCGCTGTGGTTAAACCAGCAGGGGCGGCAGACTTCACCGGTTCAGGAGCCATGACGGGCGGCGAATTTGCGCCCATGTCTTCAGTTGCCATTACCGCATCGTCCGCGTCGGGTTCGACGGCATCCGGTGCGCTTCCAATACCTGCGGCCTCAAGCTCTTTCATCGCAGCGATGATTTGCTCAGGTGACAGGCCAGCCTTTTCCAAGGCGTCAATTGTACCCATCTTTACACTTATCTTTCGTTTAGGATTTTCGGATTTGATCGAAACAAGCGCATTCTCCGCCGTAGACTCCTCAACATCCCCTTTAGCACTTGGCTCTTTGGGCGCTTCGGTTTCCTCGGTTTCGAGTGCAGAAATAGCAGATTTAATCGCACTTACAGACGTACGTCCGGTGGTATCCGCCGGAATAGGGGTTAATGAACCTTCGATAATCGGCCAGCGGTCAATACGTCCTGACGACTTAACATCGATCAGGTTTACCGCGCTGCCGGATGACCACCACAACTTATTCGCCAACACCGACTTATAAGCCGATTGTGCATAACGGCGGATCGTGGGATCTTCGTGATCGATATGCAAAACGGCCTCGGCATATAAACCAATGTTATCGGCCTTAATGCTGAGTATCGTACCGATTTTAACCGCCTCAATATCACTTAAACCGTGATGATAGAGGACGGGGCGCGACGGGTAATAATCGAGCGCGTAATCGGTATCTGAGGTAAACCATTCGCCACCGGAGTCCTTCTTATTCTGATCGCCATAGACGACCAGATAACCGCCGATCTTGCCGTCGCCAATGGCCTTAATCGCGCCGCCAGTGAAGTATTCATGGGTGGCAGGAGTCGTGTTAAAAAGAACGGTTGCAGCGCCGCCGCCCGTTGTGGTTTGTATGTCCATAAGTTATGTCCTGTTAACTGGTAAACGTGTTTCGTACCGCTTTACTAAAAGCGGCATTAGCAGCGGCGTTAATCTCGCTTTGATGGTTGTCTAAGTCAGTTTGTAAGGGCGTCCAGTTACCCTGATGATAGTGAGACTGTCCTTGTTCAGGCGTGCCGATGACATATGGTGCATAGAGCTTGTCTGTGCCCACCACTACATCAACGCTGTTAGCGGTTAGGTTCTGAATGTCGCTGCTTTAGCCGCCCTGTGCGCCGCGTGGGGATACCCCCTCGTGCGCCGAGTGCCATAACGTAACGCTGCTGTTTAAGCGACTTGAATTTGCTTTGATAACTCTCACCCTTCACATTGATACGGGTGTAATATTTCGGCAGCGGGTTTCCGGTTGCCTCCGGGTATTCGCTTACGAAACTCTCCGCAGCAACGCCAACCGCGCGGCCCGTGAATTCCATAATGTAGGTTAAGTTCTCATCCGATACACCGTTAATCCACTTATCAAAGAACTGCGTAGCGAAGTCGCCTGTAAGTTGAATGTCAGCCATTATTGAAACGTTCCCTCATCAATCACAGGGCGGCTAAAGCAGCGACAGCGCGGGTGTACTGGAATGTAGTAGGTTACGCCGTCCACTTGCCATCCCTGCCCCACGACACCAATAGCACCGTATAAGTTCTTGCAGGTAGGGCATACTAGCCCATCACGCACCGTTAGAAATTTCATCTTGTTTACGCCGACATTTGCCCACCGCTTCTGAGCGCCTTCGTTAAAAATACGTGTGCCCTCGGTCTCTGCAACTAACTGGGCGCGTGCCTTATCGTTGAATATCGGCTCTAGTAATGCGCGTAAGTCGCTCGTCGTACCGCCGCTGACTGCCCATGCGCTGAGTGCTGCTTGCACCTTTTTAACCGTCTCGGCGTCAAGGTTTTTAATCAAGTCGTAGGTATAAGTTTGTGCGAACTCATACGCCTCTTTGCTGATCAAATTCCAATCGACATTGAGCGTTATGGCCTTAACCGCTTTGTCAGGGTTAGCAGGCTTGTTCTTAAGCAGCGATTGATTAGCCGCACCCATCCCCGCAAGGACAATCTGGGTAACAACCCCCGGCTCCTCTAATGTGCCGAGCCACTTCTGACTAAGCGCATGATGCAAATCGGCTAACTTATTCGCTAGTTGATCGACTGCATTACCTCCATCGATGTGATTAACCACCGCCTCGAATACCGGCTGCATGTAATCATTAACCCACTCGCTGCCCACCTTCTCCATGAGCGCATCATAGTCACCCCAATAGGCGAGATACTCC